AAACAGATCCTGCACCGTCGTATTCGCCTGTGCCTGCGCTTTTGCAAGCATATTGGTCGCATCATTCGCTTTTAATTCCTGGTCTGAAAAGATTTTTAGAGCATTTCCAACGCCGCCAGTTACAATAGACAGATCTGTCGCAGTTCCGGCTGCAAGATCCATTGCCGGTGCGATCATATCTGCAGCTTCTGCGGCTTTGAATCCCTGCCTTGCATAATTCAGGGCCGCATCAGCGGCATCCTGCATGCCGTACACGGAATTTGACGCTGCTGATTTAATGGAACCTTCCAGGACCTTTGCCTCTGCGTCTGTAGATCCCATCGTCTGTTGTACTAATTTCAGGGATTTATCAACCTCACCAAATTCTGACGCCGACGCAACGCCCAGCCCAACAAGCGGTGCCGTAACAGCTGCTGTCATCTTCGTTCCGACGCCGGTAATTCCTTCCCCGAATTTCTCTACACTCTTCCATGCATTCTGTGCCTTTTTTGTTCCGGCCGTCAGCGTTCCGATGGTTTTATTGAAGGAGGACGTAAAGTTATCAATTAGATTAAAACGTACATCAACATCTCTTTTTGACATAAACTTTCACCTCCGTCAAAGTTTATATTTTTTTAACAGCCTATCCATCCTTTCTCGCATAAATTCTGGATACTTTGTCTCATACTCTTGTCGAGTCCTTTCTGCATAATGTCTACCTGGTACAAAACCACCTGTATAGTGCCCATGAAAGTCATACTTTGCATGTCCATTCTCAACTAAATGGAAGTGAGGTGCCCGATTTGTACTGTTCACATAAAGGGCATTCCCTTCTTTTCCACTTTCAACTTCCCATTTTCTTATTCGTTCACTATAACTTCCTGGCATCTTTGAATTAACATCTTCATTAAAATTTTTTGCAACTTTAAAAAGTGCATTCGACATTGAGCGTGGGCATACCTCTACTAATTTTTTTGCATCCTCAACCAAGGCATCTATACCTTCAATTTCTAATTGAAGCATCCTATCACCTCTCCATCTCATCCCTCAAATTCCGATAATATTCTGCCTCTTCCTCAACAAATGCCCGGATCACCCGCTTGTCTGATTCATGCGCATCAAAATAAACTGACGGCGGCCAATTATGATTGCAAAACAGGTAATACATCAACTGGAAGTTGCCGTCAGTGTCGATCAGTTTTTTATCTCATCGATGTCCTCATCCTCATCGTCCTCATCATCTTTAAAACCGGACAGATCTGCCACTTCATGGAATACACTCGTGAGCTCTCCTCCCGGGAATAAGATCTTGGCAAGATCGATCGGAGAAGCAGCTCCGAAATGTTCCTGCAGCTCCTTATCCTTTAAGGACGGGTTCTGCACTGCCTCCACGACGATCAGAGCCTGCGCTCTGTATGCCCTGGACATATCTACTTTTCCCTTCTTATTTGTCGCTGTGGCGAGAAGATCCATATAGGTATCTCCCGAAAGCGCCTTGATCTCCACCGTTACATCCTGCCCCATAAGCTGTGATAAGCGATCTGCTTTCACATCCTTTACCGGCACCTCGATCAGCTTTTCCCGGTCCAGTCTCATAAGCATATCAATTGATAAGTTTCCCATATCCTTTCTCCTCCTACGCGATAATTACATCCAGTAACTCATAGCTCTCATATGTAAATGAGAGGGTTTCCTCTGTGATTTTTCCATTCTCCCAGTCCATCAGTGTCAGCTCATCCAGCTTGCAACCGTACAGGACGATTCTCTCCGCCCCCAGCGCATCCGGATCTTCCAGCTTCATGATGATCTTAAAGCTCGGAGTTTTGCCGCTCTTGATCGTATCCGACGTTTTCTTGACAATGTTGCTGCGGACATGGTTCAGTTTGATTGATCCCTTTCCTTCTGCTTTGATCAGCTTTTTAGCAACCATCAGGCAACGCGCCCGCTTCACATCATCATATGTCAGGGACACCTTTGCCTGTCCTGATACAACTTCCGCTAAATAGTCATCATCAAACCAGACTTCTCCGAAGGTTCCGTTGATCACCTGATTTGCCGTATATGCCTTTGCCATTTCTTATCACCTCCATCACACATTGATCGTAAGACTTACGTCCTCGATCGCGTCTAACAGTACAACGGTTGCATGGAGGAATACATGCGATCCAGTATTAGCAACCTTGACCTCATCATCCGAGAGATCCGCTGGTTTCTTCATCTCCCCATTCACCGTCACGTCTTTCCCCAGGCTCTCCAGATAAGTTCTCTGAGTCTGGATATCGATCTCCGCTGTTCCGGACTCGATAATTCCGTCATTGACAAGTGTCTGGAAGTAACCGTTGATTGCTGTGATCAACAAACACTTGTTATCATAGCTGTTTGCGTATTTTCCGATATAGCTGTCCTGGATCGTTGTCTGAATATCTGACTTGATCATATCCATATTTTCCACGAGCTTCACTTTTTTGAAGGAATCTCCTTTGACCCCTGTCGTGGTCACGAAAGAAGTGACGGCCCGATCCAGCTTTACCTTTTCCCCGTCCCAGAATCCCAGAAGTTTTCCAGCTCCAACCGCTGTATTTCTCGCCTCAGGATCCAGACGTTCCACATCATCGAAATCTTTTAAAGGTGCATATGTGGCCGAGATCGTCACATCGGTGCCTGCAAGAATTCCTGCAATCCTCGGAGTTCCCTGCTCCGCTGTATAAGTCTTTCTGGTGATCGTAACAGTATTATCCCCGTTATCGCTCGTCTCGTCCTTGTAAAGCTTGGATGTCCAATTGATGATACCCTCACAATCCGCTGAATCTGCATTCGGCAACACTGCTTTGATCATAAAGTTATTGTTATCGCGCTGGGATTTCACCCAAGAAACGATATCTTCTATCTTTCCATCTGTCTCAACGGTCGGAATTGCCATCCACTGGAAAGTCTCTGTCTCAAAATACTTCATCATAGCTGTATAAAGCTCACCGGTCTTTTCGGAAGTCGTCGGCATAACATACACAAGCACCTTTAACGGTGCCTTACTATATCCCTTCAGAGCATCTTTGATATACTGCTGGTTTGCGTCCGATATACTTGTCGGCACATCAGATACGTCACGCACGGTATAAGTATCCGGTGTCTCTGTCACACTGGCATCTCTGAGTACCAGCGCAACGATTCCTCTTGACCCACGTTCGATCAGGCTGGCCGCCTTCTCAATAAACGTAATAGAAATACTTGGCGATGTTAATTTTGCCATCTTAGTCTCCTTTCACTGTCATTTCCGTGTGTAAATGTTCCATCAGCTCCTCGGCCTCCGGTCTCTGTGTATCTTCCCACCAGTCCAGAGCAAAGGAGATCTGCAAAATATTGTTCTTTTCCCCGATATACTCATGACCATATCGGAGCACAAGAAGCTCCCTTCTGCCGATCCGGATCGTCATGCCGAGAAGCTCCCCGATTTCTTCTGCTTTCTCCAGATTGTCCATCTGGGCCGGAGTTTTCTGCATATAGGTGATCAGAACGGAACAGCCCTTATGCAGCATATTTTTTGTCACATGCTCAGCTCCTACGGGAACACATTCCACAAAAAAATACGGGGGAACGGCTTTATCCACCGTATCATTCCCGTATCTTGTGATTTCCGGATATTTCGTTTTTAAAAGTCCATTAACTGTGCGGATCACGTCCGCATAGGAAACATCAGCCATGATCCACCTCCTTCACTGCATGGTCCTTTGATTCCGTACACATGAGTTCCAGATAATAATTGTCTTCCAGAGGATTCGTGATGTAATTGATCTGGAACTGTCTGCCCTGGAAAAGGATCACATCTTTTTCCGTGACATCCGTGCGCCGGATCGTCACCTTGTACATCAGGTCATTTACACTTTTGTAATATTCAAGCTGTTCTTTTCCCCGAACCGGCCGGAGCTCTGCCCAACAGGTTTTCAACGGAGCAAGTTCATACACGGTGTTTCCAAGTTCATCTTCCGTTTCCTGATACCGCATGATCGTCACCCGGTGCTTCAGGCGCCCCGGATTGATTCCTTTTACCAGACTCATGTCTCCGTCTCCTCCTTCTTGAGCTCATATTTCATCCGGAGCTGCAGGATGATGGACTGGAAGGTATACTCGATTCGCTTCTTTGTCTGCTGCTCAGACTGCATCAGTTCACGGTTGTCATACATATTCTGAACAATCGCGGCCAGAAGCACCTGAGCCGTCGGGTCCGTATTGTCGTATGCTCCTACCGCAGATCTGATATATTCCTCTCCGGCAGCCATCATCGTATTAAGCAGACCGTCCTCCTCATCCCCATCGATCCGGAGATAAATTTTGATATCTTCCAGTTTCATCCGTTACCTCACGCTCCGGCTACCGTCGCATCATCAATCGTGACAACACCGTTTACAAATGCCTTTGCATCCTTTGTACGGACATCCATTCTCAGGATTCCGCGGAAAAGAGTCATATCCTGCTCATAAGCGTTAAATCCTGTCACAGATGCGGTATTGGATGCCAGGATAGAAAGCTTCTGACGGTCAAAGAGCTTAACACCTTCCTTCAGATCACCACAGATCATCGGAATTCCTCTCTTCTTCGCTGTTGTTTCATCGGACTTCAGGATGGAATTCGGAACGACAACCAACGGGATATTTCTTGTTCCAACTGCAAGCATCTGTTTGATCGGGGATGTCTGATCCGCATTCTGCTTTAACAGATATCTACCGTTGGTATCCTTTAACGTATCCATCCAGTTTAAACCATCATCGTTGGTGACGATCTTGGAAGTATCCTTAAAGGCGGAACCGAGAGTCACATTAATAAGCTTCTTGATTCCATCAAGATTTGCCAGTTCTGTGGCGCTCTTACTCTTCATAATGTTAAGGATCAGGCGGTTTCTTGTCGCGATATCCTGTTCCCCTAACCACCGGATCAACGTATTCGCGATATTCGCATCAGAATCCGCAAGCAACTCATTTGTCACCGGCAGCCATCCAGCATACTTCTTGATCGTATACTCAATAACTTCGAAACTTGGCCCGGCAATACCGGAAATTTTTCCGCCCTCAGAAACTTCCGCAAAGCCTTCATAATCAGCTCTTGACTGGTAGGTGCGGCGTCCGCTCTCGGTTGTTACGGTTTCTGTATCAACGAGAGACTGTAAAGAGAATTTTTCCTCTCTGTAACGGTTGATCTCGGTACGGATATCATCCGGAACGGTATAGCCTCCATCTGCTTTCGTTCCCTCCGTATTTGCCTTCGCCGCGTCTTTAAAATAATGGCGGGCCGCATCCGCAAACTCATGGACAACCCGGTTATAATTGACATTGACATTCTTAAGTGCTCCGCTGTTTACCGGATCGCCTGCGCCGCTTCCTTCGCCTTCTCCGCCTTCCGGATCCGGATCTTCTACATCCTTTAACAGATCAAATTTGTCCTGCATCTGCTGCAGCTTTTCTTTCTCTGCCTTTGCCTCCGCCAGTTTTCCCGCATTTGCGAGGTCGATCACGACCTGTTTCTGCGCATTGATCTGATTTAACAGTTCAAGTAATTTCTTATTCATGAGTTATCTCCTTTCACACCCCGTATTTGTCGAGGTCTCTTAACAGGTTCTCTTTTTCTTCTTCGGCAGCCTTTTCCTTTGCCTTTGCAGCTTGGAATTCCTTCACCATTTCCGGTGTCACTGCCATCATCCCGGAAGCATTCGTGAGCATCGGGGAATCCTCTGAAATCCCATCTACAAATCCGAGCTCCACCGCTCTTTCTGCAGTCAGCCATGTCTCTTCATTCATGAGTTTCAGGATCTCATCCCTCGGACGTCCTGTTTTCGCAGCATACGCCCCGGCCAGTGCTTCATCATAGATCCGGAGTGTTTCCGCCATTTTTTCCATGTCCTGATGGTTTCCTGACACCCGGCCGGCTGACACACAATGGATCATCAGCATTCCGATCGGTGAGATCGTGCAGTGTCCCGCCATCGCGATCACAGACGCCGCAGACGCCGCCAGGGACTCCACCTCGATATCCACGTCATTCCGTCTCCGGAGCATCGTGTACATCTCCTGTCCGGCCATTACCTCTCCGCCTCCGGAGTTGATCTTTACCTGCAGCCGGTCTCCCTTCGGAAGATCCGCAAGTGCTTTCTGGACATCCCCCGGAGTGCTGCATTCAATTCCAAACCAGTCATAGATTTCTTTCCAGTCATTCCCGACAATATCGCCGTTGATCTTCAAAATCATTTATTTCCGTCTCCTCCTTCCCCGTTTACTCCATATGCCGCGCCGACCGAAGTCAGTGGAACATAGTTTCCATTCACGATCAGTATGTCCCCACCCTCCTGTGACGGAAGATCAAGGAAATGGCGGCCCTCGTTCGGCGAATAAATGCCGTTCTGGATCGCCGACGTGATCGTTTTCATCTGCGTTTCCGCATTTGCGCGGAGCAGCACGCGCTCATTAAATTTATACAGATACCCTTCCGCCCGCTGCTCATCGGTCAGACATTTATAGTTGATCTCCT